TACAGTCCCCATAATACTGATTCATAAAGACGGCACGATCGAGGAAGCTAACTTTACGACCGCTAAGATAGTTCTACTGGGTAGGGTTCAACCTGATGAGACGCTCATTGCAATCTGGCCTGGGCGATGGAGGACGGATACATTCACTCTTGACCACGCCCAGGCACTAGCAATGATGATGGAGTTTACGCTGAAGGAGAAACCGTGAGGACATATTTCTACACCGCTCCGAAGCAAAAGCACGAGTATAACATTCGCTTGCTCAAAACCCTTTGTGAGATCAACGGCGTCGAACTTACTGAGGATCTACGGGCGGCTGATAACGTCTGGGTTAGTTGCTGCGACACGATGGGCTTGGAGATTCTCTTCAAGGCCCGTAAATTCGGAAAGCCGATTATAGCGGGCGGCTCCGTGAGCTTTATGCCCGTGATGCGACTCTGGGCCGACTATGTTTGCCACGGCGAGGCCTACAATTTCATCCGGCTATTCTCTAAGGTTAAGCATATCGAAGAGGTCGCCGACTTCCCCATGGTGGGAACGGCAACGAAAGGCCAGGGCGAACTTGACGAGTTCATTGATTACCGCCTTAACCCACTCGTGCAATGCAACACTACTGCCTATTACTACTATTGCGGGAAGGGATGCCCTCAGCTATGTCAATACTGTGCTCTCTCCTGGTCAAGGCAATGGCAAAAAGCCCCGCAAATCCTCGTCGAGCGAGCGATCGCAACCATGCCGAAGAAAGGCCGCCTCTTCCCCATGGTGAGCTTTTGGGACTACGTTCTGCCTCTTCCCATGGTAAGGCGGCTTGGTATCCTGGACGTTAAGATCAAGAACTACATTCGGACGGGGGGATTCTACTCTAATAAGCGTATCCGAACTGGCATCGAGTTCGTCAGGGAGGACGTGCGGAAGAAGCTGGCTAAGCCCTTGACACAGGACGAGATAAACGCTTTCGTCCAGGTTAGCAAGCGTAATAACCATGAGGCTGTGCTTTACTTCATCGGTGGCCTGGAATCTACCGAAGAGATTATCGACCACTTTTGTAAGTATCCTCCAGATATGGACTTGATACCTCGTATGAAGATTGTCTTTACTTACTTTGAGCCTCAGTCTATAACCCCCATGGGGGATTTTAACCTGGCGGCCCGCTTGCCGATCGATCGAGATGCTATATTCAGCATGGCGGGCCAGGTCAACCGCCGCTTTAGATTTCACCCTATGGGAACGCTGGCTCACTCTACCTGGCGGGCTCTCATGGGGCGGGCTGAGACGGTTGAGGACGCTGATTATTACTGGGGCTTGCGTAACGAAACTGATAACGCTAAGCTGTTAGACGTTGTGGCATACCGCCGCCCTGAGCATTTGGGAACATTAACCTTGCCCGAGCTCTTGGCAAGGCCAAGGCAAGTAAGGAAGGTCAAGTACGATGGAGGAATCCCTACAATCGATGAATCCACGGGCTAAACACGCTGGAGGCCGCCCTCGTAAGGAGATTAACTGGATCGAGTTTGAGCAACTATGCTTTCTACAATGCACTATGCTTGAGATGTGCGAGTGGTTCCACATTACCGATAAGACCCTCACCAGGCGGGTCAGGGAACACTACAACCAAAGTTTTTCCGAAGTATTTGAACGTAAAAGAGTCGGTGGTAAAATCTCACTTCGCCGCAACCTCTTTACTCTATCTCAGAAGAATCCGATCGTGGCCATTCACCTGTCGAAACACTGGCTAGGTATGAAGGATAAGCTTGAAATTGGAGGGGATGATGGCGGCCCGATAAAGCACGATATCACTATCAAGGTGGTCGATGAAGAGACTCGGAAGGCAACCGAGGAAATCCTTAAGAGAAAGGGGGTAGCACATGGAAGCAAAGAGCATGAAAGTCAATAAGTACCTTCAGATCATCCTGGCTGTTGAGATTATCGTTACTGTGGCCTTATACCTTGTCTAATAAAGCAACAGTCAAAGGGGGGTAGTTGAAGTTCAACCTTGGCGAAACTACTCATATCTACAAGCAACTTGTTCTGGCATGGCGAGATGGAGCTCGCCATGTCTGGCTTGAGGGGGGAACGGCTGCCTCTAAGACATATTCAGTCTTACAGCTTCTAACTCTTATGGCAGCGGGCGGCCCCGATCCCCTGCTGATATCTACAGTCTCGGAAACAACGCCTCACCTTAAGCGTGGCTGTATCCGTGACTTTCAGAAAATCATGGGTGAGGGCTACCGGGAGAAGCTATTTAATCGCTCCGACCTGATCTATAACTTCGGCAAGTCACAGCTTGAATTCTTCTCTGCTGACCAATCATCTAAGCTGCGGGGAGCCCGCCGTGACATTCTCTTCATCAACGAGGCGAACAATATCTCGTATGAAGCCTTTAGGGAACTTGATTCTCGAACTAACACGCTGACGATCTGTGACTGGAATCCCGTCTCCGAGTTTTGGTATCACTTGAACGACCTGGGATCGGAAGAGGGCTCAGCTTATATCCACGCAACATACCTGGACGCCCTCAATGTCATTCATCCTGAAGTCATCAAGAATATCCTGGCAATGGGTAAGCGTGACCCCAACTGGGCGAATATCTACCTGGCGGGTAAGCTCGGCAAGATCGAGGGGCTAGTCTATCCCTACTTTGACCAAGAGGATACTATGCCCGTCAGCGGCGTAGAATTCTACGGCCTGGACTTTGGCTATAGCATCGATATGACAGCCTTTATCCATAACCTCATTCGGGGGGATGAGCTTCATTCCGAGCAGTTGATCTACGAGCGAGGCCTTACCAATCCCGCCATTGCTGCTAGGTGGGCCGAACTCGGTATCGATCGCCGCACCGCTGTTATATTTGCTGATAGTGCCGAGCCCAAATCGATCGCTGAGCTTTGCGACTATGGTTGGAATGTTAAGCCCTGTCCAAAAGGGGCTGATAGTGTCGAGCATGGGCATCAACTCGTTCGTCAGTTTCGTCAATACTGGACGAAGGCGAGTATTGATTGCATCAAAGAGCAACGCAACTTCCGATATCTTACTGATAAGAATGGCCTCCTCACTAATGCTACGACTCATATTTGGAGTCACGGCATGGACGGTCGCAGATACGGAGTTCTAGGGGCAATGACTCACGAGATTGTTGAAGAGGTTGCCGTCTATGACTCTATGCAACTTGTCCCAGATGCTTAGCCATAAGGCTATTGCATAATTGTGCTGATTGTGTGTAGTATGATGAACAAACAAGCCACGATTTTTCTGGGAGGAGCCGAACGATGAACGAAGATCTCGAACTCTTACAAGAAGCCCTGCCAGCTACCATGTTTCAACAATTCCTCAAGGAAGCTATTCAATCTGTCGAGGATGAGCTCGCTGCCGAAGATAAAGGATGGCTTAACCTTACCTTAACTGGTAACGAACCAGTTACCGAAGAAGCCCGCAAGCTAGCCGTGAAACAGTCACGGCTTTATTACTATACCGACCCCATGGCCAAGCAAGCTATTCGCTTATGGACGGATTACAGCTTCGGCGAGGGTATGTCCTGGAGTTCCGAAAAGGAAAACGTCAAGAGTGTGATGGGGGGGTTCTTTGATAACCCGAAGAATCAGACCGTGCTTGGTAGCCGTGGGCAACGCAAGTCAAGCGATAAGCTCTTGGTTGACGGAGAGATATTCTTTGTCCTGTTTCTAGGGGCTGAGGGTGATACTTCCATTCGGACGATCGATCCCCTGGAGATAACCGAGATTATAACTCTACCTGACGATATCGAGGCTCCGATGTATTACCGCCGCCTCTGGAATGATAGACAAGGGCAACCTCACGAAACGATCTACCGTAGCACTATAAATGAGGGGGACGAGGGAACGCTTGACGCTGCTGGTAAGGCAGTTAAGTCTAGCGATAAGGGAGTGGTATATCACTTTGCCCTGAATACGCTTGGTCAGCGGGGAATACCGATCCTCCTCCCGGCTCACTTCTATTTCAAGTATCAACGTAAGTTCTTAGCTGCCAGGATATCGATAATGCTGGCAATGACCCGGTTCCTCTGGAAACAGAAAGTCCAGGGCGGAGCAACGGCTGTAGCGGCTACGAAGGCTATTCAACAAGCTAAAGCCCCTGCTGCTGGTTCTACTTGGGTTGAGAATCCAGCTATAAATATGGAGCCAATTCGCCAGGCAACGGGTTCTGGAGATGCCTATAACGACGGTAGGATGATTAAACTCCAGATTGCCGCTGCGACGGGATGGCCAGAGCAGTATTTCGGCGATCTATCTACTGGTAACCTGGCTACTGCCAAAACGGTTGAGCTCCCCGTTCAGAAGATGTGCGGTAGCTATCAGCGAATGTGGGGTGATACCTATAAGGACATCTGCGAGGTCGTGTTGAAACACGAGAATATACCCGAGACTGAGCAATATGTCGATTTTGACTTCCCTGCGATCGCTCCACAAGATGCCATCGGCTTTGCCCAGACAGTTCAAGCTCTGGCAGCAGTATTCCCCGCCTTTGCCAATGCTAAGGACGTTAAGACTGCCGCTCTAATTGCAATGGGGATCAACGACCCGTCGGCAGTGCTGGGGGAACTCGATAAAATCGAAAAGGCAAAGGCTAAGAAGAAGGCTGAGGAGCCTCCGCAACTTCCCACTGGCGAACTGCCGCCTGGAGCCCAACAACCTCCGAAGATCGTGGGCCAGCAGCCCACCGTGGCTCCGCCCGAAGCAACTGCT